TGAGCGCCTGACCAGCCGATCCGGTCTGAATCCAGGGGAACTCATTCACGCCAGACGGAATCGTCTCAACCTGAGTGAAGGACGAGTCGGCCACAGCCTTGATGGCGAACTTGGCGAAGGTGTTCTGGTAACGAGTCTCCCAAGTGCGCTGAGCGCGGATCGAGAGCTTCTCCAAGTACACGCGCAAGAACGCCTCGACGCGATGATCGAAGGTCAGATCGTCCTTACACAGGAGCGGACCTTTGAGGGCGAAACGCTCAGGACTCCAGGTGACGGCATTATAGCCGACCGGAACGTCATTGTAGGTGACATCGCAAGCGCCACCGTTCTCGCCGCTGGCGAGCGTGATGGCCGACCACTCCTCAGCCGCAGTCGGCTCGATGGAGGTGGTGGTGAACGAGGTCTGGGTCAGACCAGTACCTTGAGGATACTCGCCGCGCTCAATCATGTTGAGCCACATCGAGCGGTACGAGGCGCGTTTATAAACGTCCTGAGCGAGCGACTCGGTAGCCACCGCAAAGGCGTTGAAGACATTAGGACAAGACATGAGATGAAAAATGTAAACCGACGTTATCTGCGTTGTTTGGTTGGCCATCCATCCACCACACGGTGGCTGATTATCCAACCGCTTCCGATGCGGAGTGTCATTGCCGCTTAGACAGGGTGCGTTCGTTGACCAAGCGAACACCGCTCTTAAGGTCGATGAGCGGACTGACGCATACGAATGGCCGTAATGTCAATCAGAATAGTGGAGCATTAGGAATCTCATCCGTGAGTTCCGACTGCTCCGCCATGTAGCTCTTGTACCCGCACAGTAGGCCAAGTTTATGAGGCTGGATGATATGCTCTCTGGCGATGAAGCCTCTGAATGTGTACGGACCAGGGAAACTTCCGGTCATCAGAGCGTAGAAATCCACGCCGTCAGTCTTCCTACCTTTGCGCGCATCGACCAGTAGCTTGCCAGTCTCGTACTTGGTTGTTTTGACATCGATGCGATATCCTGGCGGTGGTGGGATTGTCGCGTCGTAGAGCGGATGCGGAGGCTCGCGATTCGTATCCAAATCGGGATACACATTGAATAGCTTACAGAACGCTATCTCGCCGCACATTCCCTCCAGATCCACAGTCGCAGCATCCTCTGAGCTGATCTTCAAGTTCGCCTTGTTGAAATGACGGTTGTTGCCGTTTCGATTCCTAGCAACGAAGTGGGCCAACTTCCTCTCAGCGGTTGTTAAAGATACAGTTTGACCGATTTTGATTTTGTTTATCATGGTCAAAAAGGTGGAAAATTTTTGAGGGGGGTATCGTAAACGAAGCCCACCCGCAAAGGGGGTGCCAGGTCCTACGTCAACAATCGTGCCAACCCCTAGGAAAAACAATCCTTTTCTGTCATAAGCAAAACTTATGCTGATCATAAGTTCCCCTGCGTTGCACATTACCTGTTATATTCACTCTTTCCCAGTCTCTCCCGTGACTTGAATCTCCGAGATTCGATCCGGCATCGATCCAAGTAAATTGATCGAAACGGACGCTTGTTCCCCTTGTTCGCTCCACCCAAACACAAGCGCCGATCGCTTCGCCACGCTGCCAAGGATAGTCTCCCGTACCGATTCATCCTTGATGCCATCCAAGTCATAGCTGTCTATGCGTTCAAGCGTTGAAGCAGCGTCAGCGGCGAGCTTTGAACGGACTAAAGCGGAGAGCGCTTCTAAGCTCTTTTCTGTCTTTACAGAAATTTCTGAAGAGAGAATTGCCTCCGTCTCTTTCCTAAGTTTCGTCACTCCTTCTCTGCTCGCCTTGCTCTTCAGAGTATCGACGTTTAGCTTCAATTGCTCTCCAATCGCTTTCCATCCTCTTCCCGACACATAGAGAGCTTTCGCCCGTTCCCATTCCTTAGCCGTCATTCCTAGAGGTTGGCGGTTTGAACCTCCGATTGCAACCGCTTGCAACCAAGTTTCCCTTGCTCTCGTTTTTTTCAATTCTGCAACCTGGTTGCATGGGGTAGGACACACTCTGTCCTATGTGAAACCCAATAAAATCAGCCCTTTGCTCGTTTTGCCATCGACGAAAGAAATTTGAAGTTTTTTCTTTGAACCGTCGTTTTCCCATGTTAATCTGTCTCCGTCATGAAGAAACAAGCCTACAAAATCATTCGATCCGCAACCACAGGCGAGCGTTTCGTTCGCCTTCAAAACGGCGTCACACTTCCCGCAGCAACCGCCGGAATGTGTGTTGGCCCCGACAAATGGTTGTCAGAGATTCAATGTCCTTGCGTTGACTGTGGAAGTCTTCAAACGCTGCGTGACTTGGGCGAGACGGGCGAACGCTGCGAAATATGCGCCAGTGTCGGTATTGAAGCCTGACTAGTCCTCGTCCCCAGCCTGTCAGCAATGACGGGTTGTGGACGGTGAACGGTTCACTAATTCAACCAATGAAACCCACGTTTAAAAAACTCCTCTCCGCCCTATTCGTCGCCCTTGCCTATCTGGTTTCCGGTTACGCGTTTTTCTTCGTTTTCTTTAAATCTCAATTCTGAATCCCATGACCAAAAACCTCCTATCCATCGACACCAACGCCAAGACCGTCAAAGGCCAGAAGCGTGGCTTCATGACCGGAATTCTCTACCTTGCGCCTGACCGCTTGTCTGGCCTGATTAATGTCTGCGTCCATGCATCCGACGGATGCCGTCAAACGTGCCTCTATTCTGCGGGTCGTGGCGCATTCAATAGCGTTCAAAAAGCCCGTATCGCGAAGACCGCCCACTACGTCAAAGACCGTCAGGCCTTCCTTGCCACGCTGACCGAAAACGTGGCTTCGGTCATCCGAAAGGCCAAGGCCAAACGCATGCACCCGGTCATCCGTTTGAACGGAACATCCGATATCGGGTGGGAACGCTACACGGTCATCCAAGCGTTTAAGACGACCCGCTTTTACGACTATACCAAAAATTACGACCGCATGCTGACCTTCCTAGACGGAAAACTCCCGTCAAACTATAGCCTGACCTTTTCCCGTTCCGAAGCCAATGAAGCGCAATGCCTCGAGGTTTTGAAGCGTGGCGGCAACGTTGCGGTCGTTTTCCGAAAGTCTTTGCCGACACACTGGAACGGATATCCGGTCATCAATGGCGACGAAAACGACCTCCGTTTCCTAGATCCGAGGGGTGTCGTCGTCGGCCTGACCGCCAAAGGCAAAGCAAAATCCGACACCACGGGCTTCGTTGTGGGTTAAAGCAACGTGTCAGCCTATGCGAAAGCGTAGGTTGCAACGTGTCTTTAGTCTCAATCAAAAACTCAATCCATCAATCCAATGATCAACCGTTATCCCGGACAATGCGTCCAATGTCACGAATACGTTCCAAGCGGACTTGGCACCGTCACCAAGCGCGGCCGAGTGTGGCGCATAGATTGCAACGCTTGCACCGGAAACATGCCGGAAGAATCCGGTCTTGTATGCGTCAAAACCTCATCCGGTTGGACAGGCACGCGTAATGCGCGCGGCCGTTGTGAAGACGCGCCATGCTGCGGTTGCTGCTCTTTCTAAAATTCCACACCCATTCAATCCATGAAACTCGTCGAATTCCTTCGCGCGCGCGCCTTTGAGGATCCTTTCGTCCTGGCCAATGAGCGTTGGCAATATGTCACGGTCCGCAGACCGGACGGTGCGGAAGACATTGGTGTCTACCGATTCTCCACGGACCTTTGCTACGACTACGCAGACTTTCGCGCGCTGTTCAATTTAGCCTGACCTATCCTCCGCGCGCCATGCGCAAGCGTGGTGCGAAAGGGTAGGCCAATCTATCCGCAATCAATCCATCCAAAGCATGAAAACCATTCACGAAACCATCCAAGAAATCCAATTCTTCGACCCTGCCGTCCGCGCATTTGACGCGCATGATCTGCCGCAATCGGTCCGCGCGTACCTGCACCATAACTACCGCATGGACGCGCGCCTGACGGAAGAGGAGCAGCAACTGGTCGAAACCTCATTCGAGCATTTCGCCGACAACCTCCGCGAAGCATTTCAGGACGACCCACGCCCCGACGCTACCCGCTTCTATCTGTTCGACGACGGCTCCCTGTACATCCGCACCAATGCCGGACCGGAGCTATGGGCCGACGCGCAGGTGTTTGTCGTGGAGCGAATTCTCCCCAACATGCGCCTGACGCGCCTGGAGGCTGATTTGATGCGCGAAATCGGAATGGACGATCAGGTCAGCGAGGTCCGCGACGACTTTTTCGCCGCCTTCGCGCATGTTCTCCATCGCGACTGCGGCATCCCGCACTGCGACGCGCGCGAGCATTGGAACGCCTGGTCGAATCAATTGAGCGACTCCGCGTGCGAAAGCATCGTCCTAGGCGGCTCCGAATCAGGCCGCGCGGAAGGCCTTCGTTTCGCGTCTGAGTACACCGTCAAAGCCTAAACCCATGAAAACCCATACCCCCGGCCCTTGGCATCTGGTTTCTCATCGCCCCAACCTTATTAAGGTTGAAACCGCTCGCGTTGTTATTTGTGACGCATTTGGTGGATTGAGCGACGAAACTATGGCCAACGCCCACCTAATCGCCTCCGCCCCCGATCTTCTCGCTAGTCTGGTCGAACTAGAATCAATGGTTGCGGAAATGCTACCCAAACACGGCCCATGCGGATGGGGCGAACTGGCTCTCAATCAGGCGAGGCAAGCGATTGCCAAGGCAACCGGAAACAACGCATGAAAACCAAACAGCCAACCTATCGCGAACTTTACCTGCGTTACTATGCTGCATTCGCGCAGGAGGAGGGCAAATATCAACGTCTGCTTTACATCACGCGCAAGATTGCTGCGGCTGTTCCTGTAGGCCATGAAGTCCTCGAAGAGTGGAAAGACTGGGAACAACAAATCGAAGAAACCGAACAATGAATCTATTACAATGCACAAGTCATTCCCCGTGGAAGGCTGAATTTGGAAGGAGCGGATGGTGCGTTCTGTCCGCACGGGAAGAAGGGGTTGCGTACGTTCGTCAGGACATGATCCATGGCGAGGCAAACGCCATCCTCATCGCCTCCGCGCCTGACTTACTCTCCGCCCTCGAACGCCTGGTTCACCCTATGGCCGACGACGAGGATTTGGACTACGCGCGCGAGGTAATCAGGAAGGCGAAAGGCCAGCCATGAAAGTGTACTGGACGGCATTTTACGGTCGAAGCGAGTACACGTTTCAGGGCCGCAACGCCAAGCGCGACGCGTATCGACTGGTCAAACGATTCGGCGGACGTGTGGTTCGTGAGAAAGGCCAGCCATGAAGAAACACATTCACAAACCAAGGACATTTATCACTCGCTGTTTCGCTGGTCCGGTTGATTCAAATCGCCCGAATCCACGCGCGCACGGCTGGGCGACGGTTAAGCAAGTCTGCCCTTGCGGCGCATGGCGCATGGTCAACGTGAACCAGAAGTATAAGGAAGTCGGACATTGGCAAACCGAGCAGTAAATCCCACGAATAAACCGCAAAACCGAATCAAATCATGCATCCATTGCTCTTGTCCGCTCTCATTCAGGTCGAATCAAACGGATCCGATCATGCGCGCGGCAAACACGGCGAACTCGGCGCGCTTCAGATTAAATCGATCATGGTGCGCGACGTAAATCGGATCATGGGGACGCACTACACGCACCAACAGGTAACGAATCGGACCATCTCAATCTTCATCGCGGAGTCCTATTTCTCGCATTACGGCAAACACCTCAGCGACGAATCTTTAGCTCGACTCTGGCAAGGTGGGCCAAAAGCCCTTA